AGTCCCTATGATCTATAAACTACAGGGATCTATTGCTTGTTTACGTAGAATGAAATATCTTAGAGATGAGTTAAATTCAAAGAGAGATAATGTCTAAACAAATAGAAAATAAATATGATACAGCAAAAAAGGGTGGAACAACAATGGAACAACAGATGAGTCTATTTGAAGAAGGTGGAATGAAAGATGATGGACTAGATAGAGATCCTGTCAGTGGTAATGAAATACCTCCGGGATCATTAGCTAAAGAAGTTCGTGATGATATACCTGCACAATTAAGTGAGGGTGAATATGTTGTTCCTGCTGATGTCGTACAATATTATGGTGTAAAGTTTTTTGAAGATCTTAGAATGGAAGCAAAGCGTGGCTTGGCAGAGATGGAAGCTACAGGCAGAATAGGTGGTGAGCCTATGTCTGTTACAATGATTGCAATCGGTGAAGCAGAAGAAGAAGAAAAGAAACAAAAAGAAAGACAGAAAAAAGCTTTTGGTGGTATTATTGAAGCTAATCAAGGTGTGTTAGCTAAAAATATGGCTAATATAGAAAGTTATAGATCTTTTAATCCTTACACAGCTTCTATTGTTGGTGGAACACAGTTTAGTCCTATTGCACAAACAGGTCAGTCAATGGGTCTCACAACACCAGATACACACTCTAAAACATTTTATCATCCTGATGGAAGAATACAGGCTGTTCCGGGAAGAATGGTTACAGTTAATGGAGAACAAAAGTTTTTACCTAATCCAAACTATAAACAGTTTACAACAGGTGAATGGTCAGACACTCCACCTGCTCAAGCAAAAGCTCAAACAACTGAAACTCCGAAAGAAGATAGAGATGATAGGGGTAAATCTTCTTTTGATTTTGAAGCACAGAGATTACAGAATGAAAACTCTCTAAAAGTTTCTGCTGAAAGATTAGATCTAGATCCAAAAGTTTATGCAGGTTTAGGTTTCTTTAAAAGATTTAAACTTATGGGTGAAGAAATAAAAGCTATGAGAGGTCAAGAAATTGATAAGGATAAGATAAGCTCTATAGTTAATGACACTGATGAGGGTAGTTCTTTTGATCTAAGAGGTATTCTAAAAACTGTTACAACATTTGGATTTTTAGCTACAGGTAATCCTTTAATACCTCTTGCAGCTAGAATTATTGCAGGTATTTCTACAGATGATGATAAAAAGAAAGATGTTAAAACTACTATTAAAGACCCTAAAACTAGTAAAGTTGTTAAACCTAGTGGAGATGTTTTTGGTTCTTCCTCTACAAAAATAGATGAGCCGGGATATGAAAAAGCTAAAACTTTTAGAGAGTCTAAAGAAAAAGGTAAAACTACATTTAAAGCTGCAATGGATGCAGGAGTTCCAAAAAATGTAGCAGAAAAATTAAGTGGAGAACAAATGAAACCTGCAGATCCGTCAAAGGTAGCAGGAGCGCAAAACAAAGGAGGATTAATAAACAAACCAAAACGTAACCCTAAGAAGCCTAGAGGTAAGGGTCTAGGTAGTAAATAAATTGGCTACTCAACAATGTTGACCCCAAGAAAGGAAAAGTAAAATGCCAGAATTAGAAAATGTGGAAGCACAAAAAACTGCAGGATATATGAGCAGAACAAGATCTAAGTATAAAGACAAGATCAAAAAAGATGAAGAAGAACTAAAACAACTTATGGAAGAACAGGGTAAACCTAAAGAAGAAGAAAAGGTTGAAGAAAAAACTGAAGAAGTAAAACCAGAAGTTGAACTTAGTGATGAAGAAAAATCTTTTAAAACTCGCTATGGCGATATGAGAAGACACCTAGCTGCTAAAGAAAAAGAATACAATGCCAAAATTAAGGAGCTAGAGGATAAACTAGGAGAAACAAAAAAACTTGTACCACCAAAGTCTGATGAAGACCTACAGGCATGGGTAGATAAGTATCCTGATGTAGCAGGGATGGTAGAAACAATAGCCGACAAACGTGCAAAACAAATGTTTGACAAGGCTAATATACAACTAGAAGAACTCAACAAGGCAAAAGAAGAAGCAACAAGGAGTCGTGCAGAGAATGAAATTAGGAAAGCGCATGAAGATTTTGATCAGCTTCGTGATTCCGATCAATTTCATAATTGGGTTGAAGAACAGCCTAAATGGGTGCAGAACGCTTTGTACGAGAATACGGATGATGCTGCTTCGGTTATACGTGTTATTGATCTGTATAAAGTTGATAATGGACTTACCAGATCGGATAAGAAAAATAAAACAAAAGCTGCTGCCTCGTTGGTAGATAGAGGATCTAAAGCAAAAGTAGATCCTACGGAATCTAGTGACAAGATTAGAGAATCTGACATTGCTAAAATGAGTGATGCAGAGTACGCAAAGAATGCTGATAAAATTACTGAAGCTCACAGATCTGGTAAAATAATTTATGATATATCAGGAAGTGCAAGATAATACTTGACAAACAGTATTTTATCTGTATAACTAACCCTTAGACACAAAGCCTCTAATATAGACTACCTTTGTGTATAAGTAATAAGAAGACTAAACTAGTAAAAGACTACCTATATAAGTATAGACCCATAAACTTTAAGACTTGCTATCTTGCTGTTATATGCACTCTAGAAAATATAGCCTCTTCTAAGGTGTTTAGCTTTTAAATAAGCCAAGCAATAGGAGGATTTTATTATGGCTTTTCAAACTACTTCAGGTTACGGCAATTTACCTAATGGTAATTTTTCGCCAGTAATCTACTCCAAACAGGTACAGCTTGCCTTTCGTAAGTCAACTGTTGTTGGAGACATAACTAACTCTGATTATTTCGGAGAAATTGCTAATCAGGGCGATACAGTCAGGATTATCAAAGAGCCTGAAATTTCAGTTAAAGCGTATGCCAGAGGTACGCAAGTAACAGCACAAGATTTAGATGACGAGGATTTCCAACTTGTTGTTGATAAATCAAACTACTATGCTTTTAAAATGGATGACATTGAAGAAGCACATAGTCATGTAAACTTTATGCAACTTGCAACCGACAGAGCTGCCTACAGATTGGCTGACCAGTATGACCAAGAAGTTTTAGGTTATATGTCAGGTTATGCACAGTCAAGTTTAAGTGCAGTAGCTGATGGTGTTAATAGCACTGTTAATGGCACTAAAGCTGTATCAACAGCAGGATCAGATGAACTTCTTACTTCTATGAAGTTGAAGAAAGGATCATTTGCCAGTATTACTACTGGATCAGCAGATGATCACTCTATCCCTGTTCAGAACCTAGCTCCGGGAGCAACTGCTGTATCAACTGCAGCTGTAACTCCAATGGTAATCATCAACAGAATGGCTAGATTGTTAAATCAACAGCAAGTTGACACACAAGATAGATGGTTAGTTGTTGACCCAGTTTTCATGGAACTACTAGGTGATGAAAACTCTAAGTTAGTAAATGCAGACTTTAATGCAGCCGAACTAAAGAATGGTCTTGCATTGACCAATCTAGCAGGATTTAGATTATATGTATCAAGTAACCTACCTTCAGTAGGAACTGGTGCAGGTACATCTGGAACTGCTAACCAAAACAGTAACTATGGTGTTATTGTTGCAGGTCATGGTTCTGCTGTTGCAACTGCTGAACAACTTAGCAAAACAGAAACATATCGTGACCCTGACAGCTTTGCTGACATTGTTCGTGGTATGCATCTATATGGCAGAAAGATACTTCGCCCAGAAGCTATCGTAACTGCTAAATACAACGCAGCTTAAAGGAGGGTAACATAATGGCTACTTTTGATTTAACAGCTAGTTCTACCACAGGCGTTGGTGCTAATGTCGTTGCAGGTATACCTACTAATTCAGGTACACACGTAGTAAGAACAATCCAAGAGTATTTAGATATAGATGCTCTTATAGCAGCAGGTAATACTATTGCTGATGGAGATGTCTTTCAAATGCTTGAGATTCCTGCAGGAACACTTGTTCTTAATGCAGGTGCTGAAGTAATGAAAGCTTTTACTGGAAGTTGTACACTTGACATGGACTTTAGTGGTGGTGATGACATCATTGATGGTGCAGACATAACCTCTACAGGTTTTTGTGCTGCAGGTACAAATGGTCAAACCAACGTAGTAGGAACTGGTTCTGCTTCAACTTACACTCAATTTATTGGTACTACTGATACAATTGATTGTACGATTGCAGGAGCAGCTGCTGCTACAGGTAGATTAAGAGTTTACGCAACTGTGATTGATTGTAACGATCATGGTGCTGTAGACAAAGCTACTGAAGTAGATAGAGATCTACTTGCTTAATATAAGCATATAACTAGAGAGGGCAGGGCAACTTGCCCTTTCTTTTAACAAAGTAATTTTACAGAGGGAATAAAATGGGTGTTACAACTGCAATGTGTACATCTTTTAAGGGTGAACTCTTAGGTGGCACACACGATTTAGATACAAACACAATTAAACTTGCCTTGATTAAATCAGGTGAATCAGGAACATATGGTGCAGCCACAACTAATTATTCAGATGTAACAGGAAACTCTGATGAAGCATCTGGTACAAATTATTCAACAGGTGGTAACACATTAGGTAGTGCAACTATTAGTACTTCAGGAACAACAGCGATATT